TCCTTCCTTATGGAACCTTGATCGGGGATGGGGCATATGCGATTATCAGTTACATTCCAGGTGATTTCGTTCTTGGCATTTCGAAATTACAACGCGTGGCAGATCATATCGCTCGTCGTCCAACGATCCAGGAAGATTTAACAAAAGAGTTATATCGCGCGGTAAGTGAAGCGGCGCAAACTCCGGATGTGTATGTTGGTATCTTCAATGCTAAACACACTTGTGAATATCTTCGCGGTTCCCAATCTAAAGATGGCGCCTTAACTACGGAATGGTTCGGTGGCAAATTCGAAGATAAAGAATTACGCGAAAGCGTATTGCGCACAGTTCATAAACGCTAAGTTTCGGTAACCGAAAAAATTGAGACCTCTTAGTCGAAAGATTAAGAGGTTTTTCTTATTGCTTTAATAGGTATAACCTTGTTGTGTTAAGTTAATGTCTCTATTATAATACCAACATTGAAATGAGATATTGAATTGCAGGAGAATTTAAAATGATTATCGAAATTACTACCAACTATGAAAACAACTATACATTTACTGCGGTTGAAGTGGCTAGCGCATTAGAACTTCAATCAAAAATCGAAGAGATTACAGGTGAAGTGGTTTCAGAAACAGAATTAGAAATCTTATGGAATGGTGAACACGGTACGTACACTTACGTAAGTAACATCACCTCAGAATTAGCCCAACCAATGTCTTGGATCTTCCGCAAAACTACCAAAGAAGCGTACAACGCTCGCGTAATGGAAGAAGTGCAATCTAAATTATTGAAATAGTCGGGAGTAGGAGCAGTAACAAATGGCTAAACACGCAAAATCATTTTCGGAAGTTGAACCAATTTCAAAAACTTTCAAAAACACACCAGTAGAGATTTATGTTCAAGGAGGATCCGGCGATCCACAAAACGACTTCTACGTTGGGTTTAACCATGTATTCTTCAAAGGTGAGTGCTTATACAACACTTTCGAGAATAAGAAATTTCTATGTATGGATATTATGCTTACCGCAACAACTCCATTATTAGAAAGAGTTCCGGCTACTGAAGTCGTTAAAATGGTAGTAGATGGGGAGCAATATTCTATCAACGATCCAGAATATGTGCATAAGCGCTACGTTTGGGATTCTGAAGATTTAGAACTTTCTAATCTTGGTTATGTTCGCGTAGGCGACATTGTCAAATTAAAAGATAGCTTCCACTTATGCGTGGGTACCTATAACGGTGATTACAAACTATTAGATTTAGAAGATTTAACTTTGAACAATCTTGGTTGGGTTTATGTTCACGAAAACGCAGAGATCTATCAACACAAAACTTTATGGGAGCGCGAGGTAAGCGTAGTAGGTGAGTAGAATATGAAATTTATTATAATCGACAAGTTCCGAAATCAACAAGATCGCGATAAGTTGGTTGATGCTTTGCAAACAAACTTCGGGGAGGTTGTGGTATTAAGCTTAGGAGAACTCCATGATTTTCAAAATTTAGCTTCTCAGCTAAAACAGGAAATTTGGAATGATGAAGTCATTCTCCAACGAGTTTTGGTCACCAAAATTAAGACGGATGAAGAAACAGAAATTTTCCAACGGGATTTGGAAGATTCACAAATTAACATTTTGATGGATTATTACAAACAACGTCTAAAAGACGAATTTGTAGAGATTGTGGATTTAAGAGTGTAAGTGTGTGAGCGGATAAGGAGATATTATAATGAAACCTAATTTTAAACCAAATTCAAAAATTACCATAGCGGTAGCAACTTCGGAAGATTTGAAAGATCAGATTGTTTATGTTAACAAAAGCACACTAAGCTATGATCCGTGTAATACCAAACGCTTTCGCATTATGCGGGATGGCGTAATCTTAGATCGAGCAGAGCGCGTATGGGATGATCTATCCGGCGTTGAATTCGAATCATACGATATTCATTTCATCACCAGTGAAGATTTAATGGTTATCAAACCGGAAAACGTTAAAGTCGGCGACTTCATCGATTCGCCTTACGGTTTGTTCTTAGTATTATCTGAAGATTGCACAGAGATGCTAAACGTCAATGAAGTGAGCTTTTGCACTTCGAATGCGGTCGATCTTTTATCTGAAGCTTTCGCTGAAAGCGAAGTTTCAAGATTTTAAAAGTTGAATTTATTTTGATAGTAGTATAATATAGTATTTTAACACTAAATTTAAATTAGGATTATACTATGTTAAGTAAGGAAATTTTAAACGAATGCCTAGAATCTGGTAAATTCTTCTGCCTCAAGACTAACCAAGTAGTCGATGAAAAGCCGAAGAATCGCGCGGTTTACGATTCTGAGAGTTTTCCGATTTTATTCGAATTAGTAGCTAACGGTGATTGTTATCCGTTAAAGTATGCAGCGGTGTTTGGTAAATCATCAGCGAGCTTTATGATTTGGATCAGAACATACGCAGGAAAGCATAATTTTAACGTACCTGATATTCGTATGATCTATCACGATCAAATAATTGAAGCCACTGAGGCTACTATGATGGAACGTTATAATTGTCGCCATAATTGGGCTAAAGGTCCTTTGCGCGATGAACTGGAAGCTAAATGGTTGGAAGAATTAGGTGCAACAAGCCCGCTTGGTTCGCCGAAAATTCAAGAAATGATTGCGGAAACTAACCTCAAAAATATTGGAGTTCGTAGGCCATTTCAGTCACCAGAGATTCAGCAGAAGGTTACGGATACCGTAATGGATCGGTATAAGGTTAAGACCACTTTACTCGAACCTAATACGATGGCTAAGATTAAAGCAATTCACCAAGTGAATCGCGGTGTTGATTACCCATTTCAATCGGATGAAATTCAACAAATGTGCCGTGAATCTATGATGGAAAATTGGGGAGTTACATCGCCACTCCAGCATCCCGATATAATGGCTAAATTTTGCGAAACGATGACTGCTAATTGGGGTGCACCTTATTCCGGTCAATCGAAAGAGATTATCGCAAAGCAGTTGGAAACGAAAGCTAGTAATGATCCGCGTTACGCGAAACTTTTGGAATTTTACGAACAAAAAGAGCGCGGTGAATTAGATGTTGATGAAGTAACTAGATTTTTGCTAGAGAATTACTCACCGGGGCAAGCCTTAGATCATCTAACCGCTCTGGAACTTCGCAAACCAGTTGAATTTATGACTGAAATCAAAGTGAAGGTATTGCTGGAAGATTTAGGAATAAACTTTGTTCATAATGCTCTAAGCGTTCATGGTGTTCGCAAGAATAACGGTTATTATGAGTTAGATTTCTACATTAAGGATATTGTCATTCCAGGTTACCCGAACGGTTTAGGAATTGAAATCAACGGTCTCCAAAATCATAGCGTAAACGCTAAAGCTATGGGTAAAGGTGATAATACGCCAATTGATTTTCACTTTAACAAGTTCAAGAAGTTCCACGACAATGGAATTTTGATGATCTCATTTACGGATCATGAACAAGAAAAATTCGAAGAAATCTATTGTAATTTGATCAAATATCATTTAAAATTTATGACAATTGATGAATTGAAATCTTCGATTACTCCGGAATTTCTGGAGTTCAACGGTATAGAAAATATCGAACAATCACTGAACTATGGATTGTTTGATTCTAGCAAACTTACAAACGATTTTGAAAATCACAAACATCAAAGATTCATTAAACAGTATGAGTATTGGGATTGTGGTATTATTAAGCAATAGGAGAAACAAATTATGACTAAATCTACCGACATCATTGAAGGAATCTACGAGATCGATAAACAGTTCGATTTCAGCTACGGGCATCGCGTATTCTCTCAAGAGTTAGATCCGGAATTATCAATGAATAGCCTCACGAAATGTAGATGGATTCATGGACACAATGGCCGCTTATTAGTGGGTCTAAAAGCGGAAAACTTAGAACGTGGTATGGTCACCGACTTCAAAAACTTAGAATGCATCAAAGTTTTAGTAGATGATGTATTAGACCACAAGTTCATTGCAGGTTTTGAAGATCCGTTGTTCGACGAGTTATTCAACAACTCGAAAGAAAACATTCAATGGGATGAATATGATTTGGGTCATGTACATCCAGCTCATATCGATGTGGTGTGCGAAGCACAAGAATCCGAAGAAATGAAACGAGCCATGCGCGACAAATTAGAAGGTTTAGTAGTAGTGAAATTTGTCCCTACTAGTGAAAATCTTTGTAAGATGTTCGCGGATATCGCTGGTAAGCGTTTAGCGAAGATTTTCGGAGATCGTGTTTCGGTAAGTTATGTAGACTTCTGGGAGACTCCAAAATCTCATTGTCGTTTTACAGTTAAATCGGCTAAATTGATTGGTTAACCGGTTAAGGAGTTTGTATGGGTTATAGTGAACGAGCTTGCTTAAACTGGGCTGATTTAGATAAGAACTTGGAAATCCAAACATCGCCAGTCTCGTCGATGTTTGGATTTTGATGTGGAGAGATCATACTCACTCTGCCTCTGGGCATAATCGAGCTATCAAGGTTATTGATGGTGAGAAAGGTCGAATTGTAAGAACTCCGGAATATCTTCAAGCAGATGAAGTTTTTGAAGTTCCTAATG